TAATCAGGGAAGGACAGCGGTTATGCGGGTTTCCGGAAGATTATGACTTATCCTTCTTAAAAGAAAGTGAGGCGTTTGACCTCCTTGGGAACACAGTCTGCATACCGGTTATCCAGGCAATTTCAGAACGGCTGGCGGACATGTACAGTAATTAGCTATCACAGAGGCGGTTGCTCCTTTTGCACCGCCTCTATATTTTTTGTACCCTGTATGAAGATGCATTGACCATCCATTCTTCACCATCAAACACAACGGTGTAAGGGTCACGTATGAAAACCGGCTGATAGCCCGGTTCCTTCATCCTCGCATAATCGACAAGGCACAATACGTATTTGTTTGCCTTAATTTTGGCCACATCTGTTTCGTTCTCTGACCAGAAAAAGTGTGGGGAGCCGATGTAGCATTTCACTTCGATAAAACGGTCATAATGCGTTGATCCATTTGCTTCGTATGAAACAATATCATACCCGGCAGCTGTATCAAAATCAGAGATCCTCTTGATTTTCCCAGCCATCCCAGGAAGCCGGCTTTTTTCAAGACTAAGGACAAACTCCTCTGCCTCGAGTCCGCGACGGCTCTGTTCCTCCTGCTGCTTTAACAATTGTTCAAGCGTTATTTTCTTTTTACGACTACTTAATTGTTCCGCCCAGTCCGTTTCATAATCACCGGAAACGCTTATTTCTCCGTTTTCCTCTTTGTCCAGAGCACCGACCATTGTTAGGAAGTTCCGAATAGCCGCATAAGCTAATGGGAAAGCAGAGCGTTTGATGGTGAGATGACCTTTTTCGGCGTCAAATCCTGTAGCACCTGCATCAAATATCCCATCTTCAACGAGACGGTCTATACTTAGAGCCGCAAGATCTCCAATCGCCTCATCGCCGCTTTTGGCGGCAATCCCATTAAACTTGGCAGAAGGGAACACCATATCTGGCGTTGTTGACACTAATCCCAGGTATTCAAAAAAAGCCACAGCGCCCGGACAGTTGACCACAATATTATTTTCCAAAGCGCATCTATTCCTGATCTCGTTCTTGCTAATTTTTTCTTTATCTGCCATTATCGAAATGAGGAACAGAACGCCATTAACATTGCCTATGGAATTACATCTTTTTAGTTCTGTTAACATATTCCGCAATCAAGGCCTTGATATCGTCATCACCAGTCTCCAGCCCTGCATTTTCAAACAGCGGGATAGGCATGCTTTCGATAATTTCCCTGAGCCTTGTCTCCTTTTCGATTAGCCTGTTGTGGATAACTTCATCAATGGAATCCTCTGACAGGAGGTAATAATAATTTGTTTCTGTTCCCGGCTTTAGTCCGTATCTGTGGATGCGGTCCTTTGACTGAATGAAGTGCGCTGCGTTAAAGCTCCTTTCCATGTAGATGGCGTTATGGCAAGCCTTGTGCAGGGATATAGATTCCGAGACGGCAAATGGGTTCGCAATAATCACCTTGAAAGGGGAATCCGGCTTATGGAAATCAGCTATGATTTTTTCCCTTGTCTCAACTTCATCCTCGTCCTCATCACCTGTAGACACAGGCGTCGCCCCATATAATGTTTTACAGAGAATACCGTTTGACAGGAGGTATTTTTCAAAGTCGAGTATATTCTGGATATAAATAGCCCAGACAACGACCTTCCCTCCCTCAGAAATAATCTCTTCAATTAGTTCACGTGCTTTTATAAACTTTGCCGGCGTTTCCAACGTGGCATATTGGAGGACATCAGCCACAAGGGAGGTATCTTCAGATACAGCCCCCGAATCAAAGCCCTCAAGGGATGCGAAATTCTTTAGCGGAACACGGAGAAGGCTTGGATTCGTGGCCGCCTGCATCATGCGAAGCAGACGAGCCTTTACCAGATCCTGCCTGAACAAGTTGTCCTTGGTCGAAACGATATCGTCCATGTACTTTTTTTCTATCACATCGTATATTCTACGTTGCGCCTCGCCCATCGGAACAATAATGGGCTCATGCTCCGTAGCCGGAGGTATTCCCAAGTCGCTTTTTTTTACGCGGATAAAGAACGGCTCGATTGCCTGCAGTAATGTATTCACCCTTGGGTCATTATCCGACTTGCTCATATCCTTCAGTTGGTACACTTCAAACGGTATTATCTTCTTTGTCGGCCAGATGAACTTATAAAGGTTATAAAGATCCTCGTACCCATTCGGTGCCGGCGTACCAGTCAGGACGACCCTGGCAGAACAATATGAGGCAATGTCCAAAACACCGGCAGCGGTTACGCCACCGCTGGTATTCTTGATTTTATGGGCCTCGTCCAATACGACCATTACTTTATTATTCCGCAGAAAATAAACCAGCTCGTCTTTTAACGATGGGACAGAAGCATAGGACAGTAATGTGATCTTCGCTGGGACTGGAGAATAAAGATACTGCTTTTTTTCTTCAATGGAAACCTTTCCGTTCAGCCTTTTTGTGGATGGTTCCTCCCCAAAGCATTCCTTGTATTCGAGTTCCCACGGACCAAATGCGCTGAGCGGCGAGATGATTAGCAACCGGTCAACGTATTTTTTGTCGTTCTCCGGAAGGTGTGACAGATAAGCGAATGCACCATAAACAACGCTTGTCTTTCCAGCTCCGGGCACGGAAAAGTTACACGCGTTTTGTGAAAAAGCAAGATGATAAGCAGAAAGAAGCTGCAGTTCGTATAGACTCCTGTTAGGCAGATTTGTACTGACCGAATCAACGAATTGCTTAAAATCATCCTTGTTGCACTTGTTATCTCTGATCAGTCGTGCCTGTTCCGCAAATTCCCTGAATTTTTCCTCTTCGAGGGCATAGCTATTGACCGCCTCTGAAACCTCACCGGAATATAAAAGGTCTGCGTTTATATATCTGCACAACTTCTTGACTCGGTCGATACTTTTGTTGATCCCGTCACCAGCCTCAATAACAAGACCACCGTTTGTCTCTGTATACTTAAGGGTATCTTTCAAGTAGCGTAATGCACGTCTGTTATTGAATATTGCCCCTATATCGCCGGTGATAATCAGAGAACTGTCGTCATTTCCATTTGATCCAATACACAGTTTCTTCATTCACTCAACATCCTTTACAGTCCGAGTATATCCTTGAACTTCGATACATATTCATCTAACGAAGATACACACGCACGCACCTTACTGTCGCTCATAAAACTCGCCTGGTCAACGTCTACGACCGAAAGTGCCTGACACGCTTTCATAAGCTGCTGCAGAGGCTTGGCGGCGTTCGCGTGGTTATTTAGGATATCTATGCTCTGGACATAATTATCATCAAAAGAGTCCTCTACCTTCCGCTTCCACTGCTGGTCACGGGCCTTTAAAGCCCGACTCAGATCCGGTGGGTTCTTCGCCATTATATCTTCGACAGACTCTTCCTGGACGGAATCCGTAGCTGCGAAATGCCTATCACGGAACTGCTCCCATACTTCTTTCTTTGCAAAGAAGCTGGCGGCAGGGTTCTTGGCGGAAGGTGCTGAAATAATGTCTCGGAACTTTGTCTGTTCGAAATTGGCACGTATGTAATCAAACGCAATCAATTTCAAGTCAGAAACATCAGCTTCTGGATCGTAATCCCACATTGAAGCCACTCCGGCTTTATATTTTTTCAGCGCCGAATCGAGCTTTAGGAAGGAGTCCTCACTCTTCCCCAACTGAGTATACATACCCGAATATCCATATTCGTCCAGATACTCATCCATCAATTGGAGCGCAGACAGCATCGTGCGTACTTCTCCGGCTTTGCAATCCATCATCCCCGCAATATCATCGTCAGTAAAACCGGCGTCTTTCAGGTCCTTGCATTTCAGGTACTTCTCAATCGGGTTATAATCAACCTTGGCGTCCTCACCCATCTGGTAAGTGGTTTCCAGCGCAAGAATCTCTTTCTTGTCTGCACCTTCCGGGAGGATAATGGCAATAAAATATTGACAGTGGGTCTTCTCGTTGAATGGGATACTGTCGTCCGCCATTATATTATTCAGCAAACTTGCACGGCGGTTACCATCAATAATCATACCATCGGCGGTCACGATACCGTGCCTTTGCTGATGCTCTTTCAGAAGACGTTCTTTGGTTTTCTTGTTCGCATCCGGCTTGGAGTCCCACAGGAATTTCTCTATAATTTTCTTATCCCCGGGGTCTTCGGGATCCAATTGGTGGTTCTGCCGTTCATACGACTTGACAACGCTCCCGATCCTTCCGTTATATGGATTATAGACAAGATACTCCAGAGGAATTTCGTATGCGTCCAAGGTAATGATGCTGCCGTGATAGGTAATAGGAATACCGGTCCGGCACGCTTTCTCTGGGTGGTCGGTAAATTCTTTCAGTTTTGCTTTTCTCTCAGTAGCGTTCATCTTTAATTCATTCCTCCGCAGTTATAATTCGTCGATGTGGGCATCTATAATATCTTCCAATAGCCCCATATTCTTAAAATTCAAAACATAGTCCGAACACCTATGGATCTCTTTCAAATCTGCCTGCCTGCCAATCCAGCCAGCCCCATCCAGAAAGTTCACATAGATGATATTATTACCAGAAGCACGTTCTGATTTTATGACTTCCTCTGTTTTCCTTGCCGCTGTCTTTTTGCTACCCTGACTACTCGAAGTAGTTACGCTGTACGAAACGTCAAAGATAAGTTTCGGCTTATTTGGAGATTCTATGACGAAGCTGACGGCCCGGTCGAGTTTAGGCACGCGCACATTTTTCTGATACTCCAAGCCATATTTAGCACAGACACGTTTCAGTTCGTTTTCTACATCAGCAAGAACCGCATCACCTATCATATTGCTGTATGTGCCTTCCAAGCTACGCTTCACAAGCTGGCGAACACTGTCTTCATCCTTTATTTTTGCGAGTGTATTGGCATCCATAGACATATTTTCCAAATAGAATGCCGGGATGCAGGCCTGCATATTAGGATCGTTCTTCCCATTCCATATAAGGTTCAAGATACTTTCCATCATTACCGGGCTTTCCATCATTGCTGAACGGATCTTACTCAGCCCCCATTCTGTGCCGAAAACAAATCCACGGTCTTTCCGTATCATAGAAACCATGCGTTTGAACCTCTCCTCAGAAATCTCCATAACGGATGTAAGGCGATCCAACGCGTCCTTGTGATCGATAATATATTGTTTCAATGTTTCCTTGCTGGTAATCGTTTTCAATCCGACGAGAATGTCCGCAGTCTGCGTATCGATCATATCCTTAATTGACTTCTCGCAGCCCTTATTGATATAAAACATCGTTGTCGAATTGAACAGTTCCTCGTAGGACAGCTTTTGTACATTGTTAACAGCCATTTCTGAACCCTCCATCGTTGTGATGTGTTAATTATATCACGGCGAAGAGTGAAAGGCAATATACAAATTACACTTTTTTTGCGTATTATCTAGCGTCCCATATTATCTGTTTTTTGTGCTTGTATATATCCCATCTTTTTTACGTATACGCTTATAAGCGTAACTATATCTCAAAAAAAATAAAACTTGAAACGTTTACACTATGTTTCCTCATCCGTCGAATAAACATCCTCGGCAGATACAATCGTTTTTTCAAATATCGTTTCTTCTATAACTTTTACACAACCATTTAAATCCTTTTTTATGTCTTTTCCCCAGAACCGTATTACAGTCCAATCAAGAGATGCTAATTCCTGATCAACCTTTTTGTCGCGTTCCATATTTTCTTCAATGTGACGGATCCAATAATCCGGATTCTTCCCGTGCGAAAGCCGTTCTTTCAGTTTATCCCAATCTTTTCCATGAAAGAACTCACTGTCACAAAAAATTGCTATCTTCTGTTTTGTTATCGCTATGTCTGGAGAACCCGGAAGTTTACTATAGTTCTTTCGATAGCGGTAACCATCGTGCCATAAGCGCTTCCGAAGCAAGATTTCAATGCTGGTATCTTTGCTACGAATCTTCTGCATGTTCTTCCTGGTTTTTTCAGAAACCTTTCCGAACTGCCGCTCGATTCTGCGCATAGACGACACCTCCTCGCCGAGCTTTCTTCATGTATTCATCCACACGGCTGTTATTAATTATTTACTGTTCTCCGCTATTATTTTAGTGGTTTATAATTCGCTTTTCTACATCATTTTATTCTATTGCACTCTTGCCGCTGTTGACCCACTCATCGAGCTCCGAGCACTTGAACTTCCAGAGCTTACCGATCTGGTGCGCTGGCAAGTCCGGCTTTTTCTTTATCCATTTTCGCAGAGTGCCGGGTTTTATATTCAAGTATGTTGCAGCATCTTCAAGACTAATGTAACCATCATCCAGTTTGTCTTTCATGCCCGCCTCCCAATCTCAGAAATCACACTAATTCTATTGTAACCCATTATAACACATCTGCGTCTGTTTTTTAGTCATTTCATGGCATTTGTTGGTATCAAGCGGCATTTCATTCGACCCGTTCGGTTCCGAACCGATCCCTGATATAGCAGTCAAAGCAGCAGTACTTTCTGTTCCGATTTCCATAGGCTGTGAACTTTTTCCCGCAGCATGCGCAGATAAACTCGTAGTTTGCTTTCCGGTTGATCTGGTTCCGGTTTTTGCTCCACCATTTCCTGCGGCACTTATCACAGCAGAATATTTTCTGTTTCCGCTTCGGATTCTGCTCGATCGGCGCTCCGCAGTTCCTGCAATGCGATAGTTTCACATCATTGTATGTGCCGGCCTGTGCTTCCTTCTTTGCTATTCCGGCAAAACCGTGCCGCCTGCAGTATGATTTTACAGTTTCGCGGTTAAGGCCGAGTTCCTTCGATATTTCTCCGTATCCGACGCCTTTTTTCCGCATTCTCTCTATTTTATCTTTCTGCGCTTCATTCATCATAAAATACCTCATTCCTTTTTCTGTCATATGTCGGGATTGGCTTTTCGCGTGTACTCCCATCGATTAAGCAGAACCGCAGCATCTTGTCCGGCAGTACGGTTATCTGCTTGATGGTAAGCGCCAGATCCTCTTCATCCGAAAGCATCCGGGATATATCCCGCTTCTTCAGTTTCTTAATCCACTCCCTTACGCCCGGAATCCTGTCTGCCGGAATGATGCCGACGAGAATATCCGTCAGCACATCTGCCAGCTTCCGCTCAAGCGCAATGTCCCTCGCCGTATCGTGAATCACATAATGGAGCGCCTTGTCCGCCACGTTATGCGTTTTGCACCGCGCTTCCTTTCTCCACCTGTTCCGGCACTGCCATATGATTTTCCGGTACTCATCGTTTGAATGCCACGGACGCGGTGTAAATGTTCCGCCACATTTCCCGCAGATGAGCTTGCTGGAAAGCACAGTCACGCCGGAATACCGCTGATTGTTTTCAAAGCTGCGCTCCTTCATACGCTCCTGCACATAATCAAAAAGCCACGGGGAGATAATCGCCTCGTGGTCTTCTCTAACATAATACTGCGGCAGTTCGCCTTCGTTTTTCTTTACCTTCTTGGTCAGGTAATTGACTGTAAAGCTTTTTTGAAGTCTGCTGTCGCCCTTGTACTTTTCATTTGATAATATGCTGCGGACGGTGGAACTCCACCATTTCCCGTTTTCAGCGTTCGGCGTGTCAGCGCCTTCGTTCTGCATGATTCTGGCAATCTGCGGGGATGCGTAGCCCTGCAGGAAGAGGAAGAATATCCTCCGGACCTCATCAGCCTGTTCCTCGTTGACCACCATCGTGTATTTTTCATCGCCCTTGTCGTAGCCAAGGAAACGGCCGTAAGCAAGGCTCATCTTTCCATCGGCGAACCTCTTTCTCTGTCCCCATTTGACGTTCTCCGAAATCGACCGTGATTCCTCCTGGGCGAGGGAGGACATGATGGTCAGTAAAAATTCACCCTTGGAATCCAGAGTGAAAATGTTCTCTTTCTCAAAGTAAACGCCGATTCCTTTTTCCTTCAGCTTGCGGATGATGGTGACCGTATCCACGGTGTTCCGTGCAAACCTCGATATGGACTTTGTCAGTACCAGATCGATGTCACCGTTCAGGCAGGCGTCCACCATTCTGTTGAAGCCCTCGCGCCTGTTCGTGCTCAGTCCGGAAATCCCGTCGTCTACAAACACCTCCACGAACTCCCATCCGGCATGCTGCAGTATTTTCTTTCTGTAATAATCAGTCTGCGCGGCGAGGCTCGATTCCTGATCTTCATGGTCGGTCGATACTCTTGCGTAGGCCGCCACGCGCTGTACTGCCTTTTCCGCTTCTTTCATCGTCGCCGGGCGCGGGACAGCATTGATACGTGTAACTACTCTATCTTTCAATTACATTCACCCCGTCTCCAATTTCCCCGTCCGCCACATCAACCTCAAGAAATGGTGGCTCGAAATGTTCCTGCAATTTCTTCAAAGCAAGCTGTGTCTCCCCGGAATCAATAACGCCATCACGTTCCAGATTGGCAAGCAGCCATTTGCACACCCTGTATTCAACTTCTTTCGTTAGCAAGTTCACTCACTCCTTTCATTTTCAGTATGACATCTATCACTCTGAATGCCCTGAAAGTCAAGGAAACTGGCGATTCTAAAGGGATAACTTATTGTGAACACGCATAACGATTTATGCTTTGCACATCGTTACAGAATAACCCTTCGTTAAGGAATTAAACGAAATCAAAGACACATCGTTCAACAGTTAAGAAAAACTGCCAGACTTGCACCACGCCTGGAAGATGCCGCTGAGCAGCAGAACTTGGACTTGAATCAGCAACTGGAAATGAAAAAAGCTCCTGCACACCGCATCGGTGGTCAGGAGCTACTGTTTTCATCATTTTTGATATTATGTAACAAAAGAGCCGTCTGCGGAAATCAGTCGGCTTGTATCATTTCGGTCACGGCTTCATCACATACCGTGGCGTTGGAATCTTTGCAACGGCTGATGCCCACAACGTTTGCGAGGATTCTGGAAACCTCAGCTGGTGTATAAAATTGTCCTTTACTCTTACCACTTTCTGTAGCGAACTTACGCATCAGATATTCATATGCATCGCCTATGATGTCATCGCCTTCAGCCTTATTTCGAGAGAAGTCGAGTTCAGGGCGCTGAAATATAGCAATCAGATCGGTCAGCTTGTCGACCATTTCCTTGCCGCTACCGAGTTTCTTCTCATCATTAAAATGGGCAATATCAATAACACCCTTCAGGTCAGTGTTTTCATCGGCGAGTCGGGCGATGATTTTATCCATGCCTTCGCCAATGTTCTTCTTTCCCTTCAGAGCTATAAAGTCATCAAAGGAACAACCCGTTCTCTTTTCCGGATCAGGGTCTTTATCATGTACCTTGTCGAAGACTTTGATATCCTCATAGGCTCCTTTATTCTTAAATTTATCAGTGACATACTTCATGAACAGCAGCGTCAGGATATAGTCCTTGTATTCCGAAGAATCCATACCTCCACGAAGTTTGTCACAGCTCGCCCACAGCGATGCATATAATTGTGTTTTCTTGACAGCCATACTTTGCCTGCTCCTTGTCTATTGATTTCTTAGGTTTTCACTTAAACTTAATCGTTTGCGCTCTTGCCACTTTTTACCCATTCATCGAGTTCTGAGATTTTAAATTTCCACTGTTTTCCTATTTTCTGAGCAGGTAAACCTTCTTTTCCGTTTCTGATCCAACTGCGGAGTGTAACCGTCTTAATATCCAAGTACTCTGCAGCTTCATCTATACTTATCCATTTATCATTCATTATTTCTTCCATGGTTTCACCTCATGATTTGAATCTGCATACAGTTTAACTATTTTAGTATACATCCCAAATGTGAGTATTTCAATAGTTTTGTTTTGTTTGCTGTTATTTTGTTATATTTGTACGCCCCTAAAAAAGCCAGCCGGACATAAATATGTCCGGCTATTTTTATACCTATTTCAGCGTTCTGAACCATCTTAAACACACGAAAAATAGTGTTTCACTATGTAAAAACGGACATGCCTGTGTCCGAGGTTTTAGAAACAAAAGCTGGCATACTTCTAATCAGTACATGGAAGCCATCTGCGCAGGGTGTTTCCGGTTCCATGTAACTATAACTGAAAAATAGATACTGTGCCGACCACCGGAAGTGAGGTGCAGCCGAAATGGAGTAATCCTTCGGTATGCCCTCTACCTGTGGTCTGATTTTGCATGTCTGGAGCTCTCCATTTCGGCAAAAGCCGAAGGAGGGCTTTCATTATGCAAATCAACGACAATCAAAAGACCTATTTCATCTACATTCGCAGCACCGGCGAGAAGGTTCCCGTCTCAAAAGAACAGCACGACGCTTACTATAAGGAAGCCGACCGCATCCGTCACAAGGAACAGGATCACGGCAGATGCATGTGTCCTTACCGTTATGTATGGAAATGCGACGGTGACTGCATTGGCTGCGAATACCACGCAGCGGGCGACACTCTTTCTCTAGATGTTCCAAACACAGATGGGAACGGGAGTATGTACGACTACCTGCCGGACAACAAAAGACCGATGCAGGAGGTCATCGCCGACCGTATGCTTCTTGAGGCGCTCTTTAACCGCCTGCGTCAGCTTGACCCTGAAGCCGATACTATCATTCAGCTTTGGAAGGAACACCCGGAGGGCATCTCTGACCGTGCTATTGCAAGAGCGCTCGGTCGCCCGCAAAAAACCTTCGCGGATCAGATGAAAAAATACCGCACTGACCTTCGCAGGATCACAGGCGACAAGTAACATCCAGGCCACGAACCAGACCCTTTCCGGCCACTGTTCTGCTTTTGGATGGTGGTCGGGATTTTTTTATTTGTTCTCCGCTCAAATCACCTGTTCATCTCCAGTGGAACTTGAAGGCCACGGAAAGCTCCTTCAGAAAGCGAGGTGAACAGATGATGTACCGAACATATGCAGACGCTGGTGGAAACATCAACGAAGAAATCAAACTTCTCAATTCCATCAGCTATGTATCCGCCCGACTAGCAAGAAATCTTTTAATTCTTGCCGAGCAAAGACAATCCGAGAAAGGAGAAAGAACCTATGAGCAAAATAGCAGACATGAAACAGACAATCGAAGAACTCCGCAGTGCAGCTGCCGCTATTAACGACGCAGCTGACTGGCTTTACCAGCAGTTCTCCAGTACAGACAATTCTGATAAGCAGCAAACTTCTAAATCTACTGCTACAAAAGAAGAATCCAAGCCGGAATTAAAGCTGGAGGACGTAAGATCCGTTCTCGCCGGGAAATCCCGCGCCGGACACACTGCTGAGATGCGTGACCTGCTCCAGAAATACGGAGCGACAAAGCTCTCCGCTATCGATCCGGCAAACTATGAAGCCCTTATGAAGGACGCGGAGGCAATCGGAAATGGCAAGTAAGCAGCACGCGATCCTTTCCGCATCCGGCGCTGACAGATGGATTCACTGTCCGCCATCGGCTCGGCTCTGCGAAACCTACGAGGATAAAGGAAGCGACTACTCAGCGGAAGGCACTGATGCTCATACACTCGCGGAGTTCAAGCTTAAGAAAGTGCTGGGGCTCCCGGCGGACGATCCGACAGATGGACTTTCCTGGTATTCCGAAGAGATGGACGACTGCACCAGTGGCTATGCCGAATTCGTGCTGGAGCAGGTCGAGGCCGCAAAGAAGACCTGCGCTGATCCGGTTGTCCTGATTGAGCAGCGTGTGGACTTCTCCCGCTGGGTAGAACAGGGCTTCGGAACTGCTGACTGCATCATCATCGCAGACGGTACACTCCGGGTTATTGATTTCAAATACGGCCTCGGCGTTCTGGTTTCCGCTGAAGAGAATCCGCAAATGAAGTGCTACGCCCTCGGGGCTCTTGAACTCTTTGATGATATCTACGACATCGATCAGGTCAGCATGACCATCTACCAGCCAAGACGGCAAAATGTCAGCACCTTCGATATCAGTAAGGACAATTTGTACCGCTGGGCTGATGAGGTTTTGAAACCTACTGCAGAGCTTGCCTTTGCCGGAGATGGAAACTTCCTATGTGGTGAATGGTGCGGATTCTGCAAGGCAAAAAATGAATGTCGCGCCAGAGCCGAAGCCAATCTGCAG